AAATTTAAATTTTTACATGTATCATTTTTCATTATATTATTTATATAATATAATCAAATATTATTTTGTTAATTTATTCCGTTTCTAATTCAGATTTTGAATCTTGACTTGAATTTGTTTCTGTTTCTGATTTCACTTCTGCTTCTGATTTCACTTCTGCTTCTGATTTCACTTCTGCTTCTGATTTCACTTGTGCATTTAAATATCTCGCTCTAGCTGGAATAGGATTTGGGGTTTTCAACCATTCTTTTCTCGATTTTTCCACATTATATAAAAAATTACCCATTATACTGTATAATATAAAAATTCTAAGTTGTTTTAAAATTATTATATATCATCTATTTCTTCATCTAAAATCATTGGATTTTTTACTATTTCTATATCCTCTTCCTCTGTTTTATCATTATTTGTTACTGGATCTGTATTTAAATAATAATAAGTTGTTAAAACTGACATCAAAACATCTGCAAACATTTCTGTCAAAAATAAATCTACTTGTGCTAACAATAAATTCATGTACACATACCAGTCAACCCAGGTATAAATAGTTACAATATTCGTCACTTCATATGCAAAACCTCTTATTTGTTTCGGCTTTACTATGTTAATATCTTGCACATTATTTATTAGCCATGGATTTAAAATATTATGTATCGTGTTTCTTATCAAACTATTAATAAAACAACAACTAACAACTAAAAAATATTTTCCACCTGTATTAATTTTTATTCCAATAACTAGAAAATCATCATGTGGTCCTATTCTATAATAATTAGTACCTGTCTCATTCATGTGATTATATAAACAGCCAATTGTGATCATTAATATTGACATCCAAATAATCACTATTCGACTTACCAGTTTTTCCATTGTCATTGTTATTTTCACTTGCATTTTATTATATTTATTGTTAAATTATATTTAAGCTTTATTTATATTTACACCTTTAGATTAGACATTTTATCATTTTACTAAGTTATAACCAATATATTATTTTTTTATTAAATATAAAAGCTTATCATTATCAAAACAATTTCTATTTTCATGATGACATATAATAAATGTATGAAATTCCCATATGTCTGTATTAATAACATAACTATTTATATGTTGTCTTCTATAAATATCTTCAATTATTAACATGCCACCTGGTTTTAAATATTTTGAAACTGTGTTTATAATATTATTCTGGTGTTCAATATTATGCGTGCTGTCATCAATAATTATATCAAACAATACGTTTGTTTCATTAAATGATGTATCAAGATATTCAATATTATTAACATCAGTATGAACAAATGTAGTATTTTTCAAATTTAATTTTTTAGCATCTTCTATCTTTTGTTTTTCAAATTCAAATGCATAAACATTACACTTTTCAGAAAAATAATTATTCCAAGTTAAAAGACTAGCTCCCGCTTCTATACCTATTTCAGCAAAATTTAAAATCGCATTCTTATATTTTGAAAACAACATTGAATATACTGCAGTATAACCTTTTCTATGCTTACAACAAACACTATTTAATGCAAATGGAGCTTTATCTGTATTCATTTCACTACCAATTTGACATAATTCAGTTTTACAATATGTTGAATCTATATACATAGTTTTCCCATAATTTTTTAACATTATATATATAAATATTTTTATCTTTAAGCAAAAACTTTTTAGTATTTAAATTTCTGTCATTAAATTAAATCTCAAATTTGTAAAAATCCGAACTTATCGTACGTGTCGCAAAAGATACACTCGGATCCTGTTTCGGTGGTGCAGGGATTGTCTCTGGAATATAACGCAACTTATCCGGCTTTAAAACAAACGCATGCCCCGCTTCATCAAAAAATAAATCATTCTCTTCTAAATTTGTATCTACTGTTTGATACCGCATTGCCAACATTTGTACTCCATAAGTCCTCATCGTTAATGAACTTGGATTTGGTGGATCCGACCCTTTATCCGGCATCCCTATCGTCATATTCAATTTATTATATCCAATTAACTCTACCATGTCTGGAGTATTTATTATATCATAATAATGCAACGCTCGCATAAAAATTGAATTACTCGTCATATTCACATATTCATGAAATGCCTCCGACTCCATAAATGCTAAATTACTTCTATCTACTACTATTACTATCTTCCCCTCCAATTCTGGCAATTTTACTGTTCCAAAATTCTTACCATAATACTCAAAACTATATCTTTTATCCATCAATATCTCATTATAACCTTCCAACATTTTTGCAAAATTTGAGTACATTTCTTGATTTGAACTCTTCATACGAAGATGCAATATAATTGGATCAAATGGATTTGGCGCAGTTGAACTCGCAAATGCATAATCTCTTATTACATTTAGCACATCGCTAAATTGTACTGAATTAAATGTTTCTTTTACACAATAATTATCTGATGTTGATGTCGCCACAACCGGCTGATTATTAATTGAATATACTTCAAAATCTAACCCTCTTACCCCTTGCTTAATTAAATTTTTTAATGTACACGTATCTACATATCCGTTTTTATAATTACCTCCAGAACATGCATTATATGCCGATTTAATATAATAATCTCTAAGTGAATATTGATACATCTCATTATTCGGATCTACTGATTTTATTTTACCATTTAATGATCCAAACATCGTATCCATATATTTACAATCCCTAGCTCTTAACCCACTTGAAAATAATGTTCCCGAAAAATAAAAATATACTGCCAGTGTTATAAACATTACTGTCATTGTTATAATAGATAACGCTCTTAATACTGTATCATCTTTCATTTCTGTTAATGTCTTCATTCCTTCTGTAAATTTATCTGCAGCAGTTGACATATATTTATATTAATATAATATTATATCCTTCATTATTATTCTAATTTATTATATCATCAAATAAAGAATTAAAAAAATAATAACAATATATACTAATTATGGCCGGCGGTTTAATGCAATTAGTAGCCCAAGGGCAACAAAACATTATTTTAAATGGTAACCCTTCAAAAACATTCTTCAAATCCACGTTTGTCCAGTATACCAACTTCGGATTACAAAAATTCAGGGTCGACTTCGAAGGCTCTAAAACATTACGATTATCTGAAGAATCCACATTTACATTCAAAATCCCTCGATATGCTGACCTATTAATGGATTGTTATCTTTCTGTCATTCTTCCTAACATTTGGAGCCCTATCTTACCTCCACAAGATCCTAATAATGACATTATTTTAAGCAATAATAATCAAAACATCAATAGTGATAATTGGGTTCCTTATGAATTTAAGTGGATACAAAATTTAGGAGCAAAAATGATCTCTAAAATTAGCATCACATGCGGTAATTTCACTCTTCAAGAATATTCTGGCGACTATTTGTTAGCTGCCGTTCAGCGTGATTTTACTGGCCAAAAAAAAAATCTTTTTAATGAAATGATCGGCAATATTCCTGAAATTAATGATCCCGCTAATGCTGGCTCTCGTGTTAACTCTTACCCTAATGCTTATTTTTCTGATGCACTTGCCGGTCCTGAACCTTCTATAAGAGGCCGCATTTTATACATTCCATTAAATAATTGGTTCGGGCTTAAAAGTCAAATGGCTTTCCCCTTAACATCATTACAGTACAATGAATTGCATATTAATATCACATTAAGACCTATTAATGAACTATTCCAAATTCGTGATGTTTTCGACTCTACTTTTAATTTCCCATATATTGCACCTAATTTTAATTCATGGTATATGCAATTTTATCGTTTCTTACAACCTCCTCCCGATATTAATATTGGCATCGATTCTTATTCTGATCAAAGAAGTCTATGGAATGCAGATGTTCATTTAAATTGTACTTATTGCTTTTTATCTAATGAAGAAGAACGTGTTTTTGCACTTGAAGAACAAAAATATTTAATTAAACAAGTTCATGAGCAGAAATTTTACAATGTTACCGGCGCTAATAAAGTCAACCTTGACTCATTGGGCATGGTCTCCAATTGGATGTTTTATTTTCAGCGATCCGACGTTAATTTACGCAATGAATGGTCTAACTATACTAATTGGCCTTATAATTATATGCCTCAAGATGTTATACCAGCCCCCTCATCCGGACCATATATTATTTATAGAACAGATGCCTCCGGTAATTTGATTGCTGTACCCATCGGGCCCGGCGTAAATCCTAACGGTAACTTAACTGGTCTTTTAATTACACCAACTTATACACCAGAAAATGACAAATATATTTTGCTTGTCTTAGGTATTTTGTTAGATGGCTCTTACAGAGAAAATATGCAGCCTGCTGGCATATATAATTACATTGAAAAATATACTAGAACCAGCGGTAATGCTCCACCCGGGTTGTACTGTTATAATTTTGGGTTGCATTCTAACAACGCCGATTTACAGCCATCTGGAGCAATAAATATGAGCCGTTTTAATCAGATTGAACTAGAATTTACAACAATTATTCCACCATTAGATCCTTTGGCACAAAGTTTGACTATTTGTGATCCTGCAACCGGCAATATTATCGGTGTTAATAAACCTACATGGCGCATTTATGATTACAACTTTAATATGACCTTGTTCGAAGAACGTATCAATCAAGTCATATTTATTGGCGGCAACTGCGGTTTGGCTTACGCTACTTAAAAAAAGCGATAAAAATATTTATTATATATTTTATAATAAATATAATAAAAATAAAAATAAAAATAAAAAAGGGATTATCATGTTTGCTCTTATAAGCTATAACATAATTTTACATTCCTTAATGGCAACCCTTTTTTTATTTATATTTATAATCTATTTATATCTATTTATATCTATTTCTTATTTTTTAGTGCCTTCTTTTGCTCTTTTTCCGCTAATTTAATCGCATTTTCTTTCTCTTTTTCCGCTAATTTAAGCGCTTTATCCTTCTCTTTTTGTGCTAATTTTGACGCTTTAGCATCTTCTAATAAACACTTAACCAGAAATGCATCTGCCTCCTTTTTTTCTTTTTTTGCCTTCTTTTCCTCCTCTTTTTGCTTTGCTGCAGCCTTCTTTTGCTCCGCTAATGCTTCTTTTTCTTGTTCTGCCTCTATTTCTAGCCCTAATTTGATCCCTGTAAATTTTGCACATCCAGTTGAATGTCTCAAAGTCGGAACTTTCTTCTTTAACCAGTCAAATCCAACGGCTTTTTCCGACATAATGTACATATCACCATCATTTAAGATCACTTCAAAAGGCTCTCCAACAGGCTCTGAATTTTGAAACCATTTGAAATAAATAGGCATTGTTTCACCCATTCTGACAGCGAAAACCTTCCGTCTTTCACCATCTCCATGAAAACCAATGCCACATTGCGAGATATCATAATAATAATTCGCCTCACCATTTAGAAGGACATCTTCGGTCCATTCCGAAATTACCTGTCTAATTCTCGACATTCTAGGAAGATGTTTCCAGGCAACAACCCTACCTTTTCCATCATCATAATTCGGCTCTTGATCTTCTTCTGCAAAACATAGGTTCCATCTTGCCACTTTATTGACCACCTTTCCCTTCATTAAGGCCTTCTTGTCCATTGTCTGCGCGTCATTTTCAGCCATTAAACCTGCAGTTGTTTCCTCACCTAAAATGAACTGAGCCCCTCTTCTAATCACCAAAACTTTTGCCTCAGAAAATGTTGCATCAAACCCTACATTTAGATCGATCATTTCTGTTGCCAACCCATATCCAGTGAGTTTTCCCTGGATCTGTTCTAGTTGAGCAACTGAATAGCCTTTCTCATGCAAAGTTCCTATTTTCTGCATTTTTGCGTGATTTTCAGCCACATCACCAAAAGTGATAGTATATACTTTTTTCATATTGTTGTTATTAATAATAGAAGACATTTTTCAAAAAGAGTTATATGTGAAATATGCTATTCATATATAAGCCAAAATATTTTTCAATTTTTTTGTATTTTAAAAAAAACACATTTATTAAAAATTTATTGAAATACTTATAGTACGCGACCATATTTGACAGCATAATGGTCTCATTTTTTATACTCATTCCATTAAAAACGAGAGCATAATGGTCACAAAATCGTCGGCCAAAAAAGTTTGCCTTTAAGTTAAAAATAATATATATTAATGGGTAAATTCTGGACTCCTATACTTTTCTCCAAAAATTTGTCAAATTTTTTTGGGTTTTGGACATTTTTAAAATGTCCATTTTTTAAAACCTAAAAGTTGCTTTGAATATTTTTCTTCCAAAAAGTGAATTGTGAGCATAATGCTCTTAAAATTAAAAAAACGATAAATATTTTGTTAGCATAAATTTTAAATATTTCAAAAAAAAAGGATTTAGGGAGTTTTTATATTGTATCTTATTATGGATATAATAGATACAAAAAAATGCTTAAATAATTCCTCTAAATTTATGTGTAATATTTGTGACTATAATACAAGCAAAAAAAGTAGCTACGATAAACATTTATTAACAGCAAAACATACAAATAGATACAAAAAGATACAAGAAGCTACTGAAATGTTGCAAAAGGTTTCCCATGAATCATATAAGTGTTCTTGTGATAAGGTATTTAAATATCATTCTGGCTTATGGAGACATAAAAAATTATGTGTACAAAAAAAACAAAACAAAGATACCGATAAAAAAAATTCACCTGATGTAAATACATCAGATCTTTCCGATAAAGAAATAATTAAATTGCTTATTCAAGAAAATTCAGAAATTAAACATCTAATCTTAGAAATTCTGAAAAAAGATACATCAACCGTTACCAACAACAATAACAATATTAATAATTCACATAATAAAACATTCAATTTACAGATCTTTTTGAATGAAGAATGCAAAGATGCCTTAAATATTAGTGAATTTGTTAGTTCAATCAAAGTAGAATTAGAAGATTTAGAAGCCACTGGAAGATTAGGCTATGTAGAAGGAGTTTCTAGAATAATGAATAAGAACCTCAAAGAACTTGATGTTAATAAAAGACCCATACACTGTTCAGACCTTAAAAGAGAAGTTTTATATATTAAAAACGACGATCAATGGACAAAAGAAGAAGAAAATAAACCTCTTCTTAAAAAAGCCATCAAACAAGTCGCTTTTGAAAATATCAAACAAATTAACGAATGGAAAAAAAAACATCCAGGTTGTACTGACTCCGACTCAAGAAAAAACGACCTATATTTAAATATTGTAGGTAACGCCATGTCTGGTGTAACAACTGAAGAGCAAATGAAAAATATCGATAAAATTATCAGCAAAGTCGCCAAAGAAGCAATCATTGATAAATAACAATTTAACGCAGTAAAATTCCATAAATAAAACATTAAATATATATAATTATATGAACTATACATATTTACCCAGTCAATATTGCAATCCTAATACATCTGCATTAGATATTTATTCTGATTTAACTAATGGACAACTTAAATTCATATGCTACCATATTACAACTAACAGTTATTATCCTTTTCTTCAAATTATGTTAGAATTAAAACAAGATACTCCTCGCTTTGTTTGTCCATCTATAACTATTAATAATGATAGTACCAGTGCAGATATTGCCTTTCTTGTTTTAAGAAAAATAAAAACCGATCTAAAAAAGCTAAGATGTAATACTGATACACTAACAAAGCAGGGTGCATATAAAGGTATATTTGTACAAGAAGAAAACATATATGCTTTAATAGATGTTAGTTCAGTAGATATTTCATGTCTAAATTTATCAAAATCATCTCCAATATGGTTTGCATTGCCAACTGAAATCGCTAATATAAATAGTATATGTGATATACCAATTTCAGAAGATGTAATTAAATTATTTACATATTTGTTGCCAGAATTAGGAGTACTATATAAGAAAAATACTCGAACTAATTATTTGTTGCCAGACATAGTTTACACCAAATCAGCTTTAAAACAAGCAGAATTTAGAACAATATTTGGACCTTCAAATGATAAAATATATATCCATTTTTGCAAATCATTTATTAATGCAGTTGAAGAAACAGTAGAAAAGGATCTAAATGTAGAGGCTGTAAATGTAGAGGCTGTAAATGTAGAAGCTGTAAATGTAGAGGCTGTAAATGTAGAAGCTGTAAATAGATACGCTTTATTTATAGATGATCCAATAACAATAGGAATAAGTGGTCCGAAAAATAGTATAAAATCTATAGAAAATCTAGAAGAGACAATGCATAAAAACTATAACGCAAGAAATTGTATTATAGTACAAAATTGGCATATATTAGTAAAGAAATATGAATTATTTACGCCAATGGCATACCATGTTTTAAATATGGAAACGTCAAATAGTATAAAATAATATGTAAGTAAAGATGATTTATTTATTTCTTAAATAAATATATAATGTCTTATTTAAATTTATTTTTACCTAAAGCAGATACTCTAAATGTGCCAGATCTAGGTTCAGGCCTAAGTTTGGGAACAAGATCATCATCAAGTAAAAATATGAGTAAAATAACGGTGTTTGGATTAACAATGTTAGTAATATATACGATAACAAAAATTTTGAATTTTTATGGTATAGGTGTAGAGAAATATGGGTCCTATTTAGTATTTTATATATTTTTACTGATTTGTGCGAATGTAATGGACACTGATAATCCAAAAGTATAATATATATTTTTGTCTTTAAGTTAAAATATAAACAAATAATATATTATTCACATAATTATACATGCGTCTCAAAAACATCTATATTTAATGGTTTTGGTATAACACTTAACATATCTGCTTTAATTTGTTCAGTTATTTGTTGTATTTCATCTACCGTCACCTGATCTTTTAAATTATCAATTATTTCACTATCAATCGGGTCACGCCCATTTATTTTTTTAAAATCTTCCATAAATTTTTCAACAAATTTCTTCATCTTTTTTTCCTTTTGTTGTTTTAAACTATTTTTCTTGGCTCGGTTTTCATTTGTTGACCATTGATTTCTATATCTATCAGTAGATACCATCTGACCACACATTTCTGGTTTAATAATTTCACTATATTCAAAATTTCCTTTAAATACAGTTTTAAATTCCTCCGTTATTTTATCTGGAATATCTGGACACGTTTCTATAAGACGATCAAATTCTTCTTTACTCATCTTTATTAGTTGATTTACATTCATACGTTCGTCCGGATGCCTTGCTATTTCGATTTTAATATTTCTATAAAATTTATCCCATGCAATACCAGATACCCTATGAGCCTCATTTAATTGAGTAATTTTAAGAAATTGCTGTATCGTAGTTATTATTCCCGCTAAAATATTGAAAAATCCTACAATCATTCCAAAATACCCTTGATACGATAAAGGTACACGTGCCTGAGCAAAGTTAGCCGTCCCTGTTAGAGTAGAAATAACAATTACTGGAATTGTATAGATATAATTTAATTTACTGTACATTGCATGAGCTCTCGAGTGGAGCCAATTATAACACATCGCTTTATCTGCCCATTCAATTAAAATATCTTCATGATCCGTTGTCCACTCACAATAAGCAAAATCAGTTGTCGCATTCGTATCAGTAACCATAACCGTTGTATTTTCTGCTGCATTTGTTAGATTAGTATTGGTATTATTATTAGCGTTACTTGCTGTATTCATATAAAATAATTATAATATATTTTAATCATAATTATTTATTTGTACAAATAAAATCTATAAATAAATTGTATAAATGGACAACAAAATACAATTAATCAAAACTAATTTTAATAAAATAAAAGAGATAAGAATGCAAGTGATAAATTGTTTTAACGCACTAGAAATTAAACTAACAAAATTAAAATCTACTACCGATGATTTTGTTAAAAATAATAAACACAACATATTTGTTTTTGGACTAGATTCCTTTCAATTTCAAAGCAAATTAATCGACTATGAATATAATGATATGAGAAAATTCTATTTTGCATTAAATAATCGCATGTATTGTGAATATTATAAATTATATAAATTAATACTAAATTATACAGAAGAAATTATCGGTACTAACAAAAATATTGAAACATTAAAAATTACCAATATATTCCCCGTCTATAAAGATTTAGAACCTCTTAAACAATATGATTTTGACACTATCGGTGAAATACATAAAACAATTATTACATTATTACATAATTTAAATGATCATATATTTGCTAAAGAAAATCAACTGCAATTATTTAAATTGAAACAGCATTCAGGATTAAATATAAATAATTTTGTAACCACATTTGACTTTGATGTCATTGTAATTAAACAAAAATGTCTTTTGTATATATCTTATTTAGAATTTTTTCACAATATTCATACCAAACATTTTAAACGATTTTCTAAAAAAATGAAACTTATGAATGATTATTTGGACGAAGACATTAAATTTGATGAAGCTATAGAAAGTGATAATGTAAGCTCATCTTTATCAGTTGACTCTGGAGAAGACCATAGTAGTACATCTGACAATCAGATTAGTCCATCTGGCAATCAGATCAGTCCATCTGATACCAAAAATAGTAGCATAAAATCATTATTTAAAACCAATGTCAAAAAGATTATCAAATCAAACAATATTTCATTGTTAGTTAATGAAGTAGATAATGATACCAACAAATTAACTGATCTAAACATTAATATAATGTTAGATACACTAACAAATTCTTTTGATACAGTTTCAGATACAATACCTATTACAAATAATGATGTAATTATTAATGATGACGATGTAAAATATAATGAAACAAAAGATGACGATGTAAAATATAATGAAACAAAAGATGATGAAACAAAAGATGATGAAACAAAAGATGATGAAACAAAAGATGATGAAACAAAAGATGAAATAATTATTAAGGATACGGATGCCAAAGATGAGTTAATTATTAAAGATAATGAAACAAAAGATGAGTTAATTATTAAGGATGAGGATGCAAAAGATCATGAAACAAAAGACGAAGAAACAAAAGATGAAACCGTAGACGACGAAACTATAGAAGATTTAGAAGATGAAGAAAAAGATGGTAAGTCTAATGCAGATAAACCCAAACCCAAACGAAAACGAAATAAAAAGAAGAAATAAATTCTTCAATAATGCACATAAATTGACCAATGTTCTTTAAGTCATTTTAATATATATATAAAAAATTGAACTAAAGATTGTACAATATATTATATATAAAACAATTTAAAGAATGGAACGACGTATCAACAAAAAAATCGAAGCCTATGTTACTGCATTTAAAGAAGACATTAAATTCAAAGCCGAACAGCTCGGTCTACATACCAATCCAC